TGGGAATTGAGGTGATGGCATTGGGGATGACTACGCAGCGTTCCATCGGTAGGTTGTATCGTTGAGCGTAGCCCCAGAGTTGCCAGTTCGATACGAACACGAATCGATGGAACCGGTCTCTTAGCTGAGGATCATGAAGGAACTCAGACTCCGGATCTCCCGGTAGGTCGTGTGCCCAAAAAATCCGGAACTTGGATTCATCTAGATCTCTTACTCGGCTGCAGACGATTTGAAAATCATCATAACGGCTCTTGCCAGGAAGACCTGGAATCTTCTTGAGCCGCTCAGATAGGCCTAAGGCCATGAGTTCAGTTCCACCCATGGCCTTAGAAGATACTTCGTTTGTGTCAATCACCACGTTTCATAATCCGTAAAGTTAGCTTTGATAGAAAATCCTACCACCTTGATCATCACCTTGACACTCTGGCCGATGCCAGAGCTATTCGAGAACTCGTAATAGGTGCTGACACCATACGGCTGGTTATAATCCCAGCACTCTCTCATTTCAGCGGTCGGCTTTGAATAGGTCGCTCGCTGATATGCCAATGCCGCAGGAAGGGCTACGTTGGCCATCCACTTATCGGAGTCCTCACGTTCCTTCTGGCTCATCTTAAATTGCATGGTGTTGTCTCCTAGGTTGGCGCTACTCTTTCATGGAAGCCTACTGCGTATTTCTCTGGGCAGAAGTGCTTGATGAAGATGTCGACTACGGTGTCAGGAACGTAAGGCTTACACGAGAAAATGTCCAGATATGCCTGGTTCTGATTAGCAGGGCAGAAGTGGATCGAGATATTCGAGTCTTGTAGTAGCTGATAAACCGAATATCCAATTTTCGCTGGGTCATGGGTATCACACCAGAGAATGTGTGTCCCGCCGATGGGGACCATCTCGATCTTTTCCAAGATCTCATCAACGAAATCTTGAATGATCTCTGGAGAGTTAATGTTTTCGTTGCAGTAGCGTGCGTCGATAGTTGTGAGCCAACCCCATGCGTCCATATTCGTATCCTCGATTACAAGTGACGAGGACATGTAAGCCATAATCCTCAGAAAAAGTCCTCCGGATTATGGCCCTTTGGTGTAGTTATATATCAGATAACAATCGCTTGCAGTACACTATCAACCCTGAAGGACTTCCAGTGCTGTGCATCGATGTCGTAAGCAGCAACCACATCTGGGTTGATTGCCTTAGTGCTCGTAGTCTCTTCTTGTGGTGGAAGCATATCAGGACGCAGAGTGACGTCCATAGTCCGGACAGTGCCATCAACTTTAGTAAAGGTTACGCGAACAACACGCTCCTTCAGAACTTTGATGTGATCATCTCGAGACATTACTGCTTCAGCTGCAGTAATGAGACTGTCGTCGGCCACAAACGCAGGGCCTTTTGACATATACATGTTGTCATCACTCAGATCTTCAGCATAAATCATAATCAATTTCCTTCTGCAGGGATAAGCAATCCCTTGAGTTCAGTATAACCACCGATATACTTCTCATCGATGAAGATAGCCGGGACCTTCTCGACTTCAGGATTGATCATCTTGAAGTATTCTTTAGACATATCCTCACCAAGCTGAATAGCCTCATAGGAGAGGCCTTTGTTATTCAGCAGGTTTTTAGCTAAGTCGCAGAATTTACAAGCAGGCTGCCAGTAAACCTTGATGGAGCCCTCTATCACGCAGAGGCTCCCTCAGGCTGTTTGCCCATGGAGTAGCCGGCGGTGGGCTTACCCCAATGGTCGTTGGACCGGACCCGGATGAACGGCTTGTTGTTCTTCGGATCGTTGGTGCGGTTGTCTACCGTCAGCCAAGGATTTTGGCCGGCCTTCCAGGCAGCGTGAACGCCTGCCAGTTTGTCCAGCGGACTGCGAGCAGCGTTCGCCGCAACGACAGTAGACCGAGCCACGGTGCTGTGGATCTTCTTGGATCCGCCGTAGCCCTTACGCATGATTTTTTTACCCATAGGTCTTCTCCATTATCAATGATTGTTAGGTTCTTCTCGAGGTGTCCACTTCGGACAATAAACTTCACCGGCTCCGGTGACCATGATGATGTTACGATTCTCACTCATCATGAACTGGTCACCACCAAAAATTTCGAACATGTAACCAGGCGCATTGGGAAAGTAGATAGTCTCCCAGCCTTTAGATTCCATCTCCAGCATCTTGGCCATCTGGTCTTTTGTCATCGGGTTCCTTGTCGTCAATCCAAAGTGACTTTACGTGACCAGAATGAATCTTAGCAGAGAACCAAGCGTTGTAGTACGAGGACCTCAGGATGGCCTCGGCGTCTATGATGTACTTGGTTTCCCAGTAGTTCAGTTCGCCGCGGGTCTTAACCAGCTTGACGATCTCTCTGGTGAATTTGTCTTTGCCTAGTCTTTCGATATCGGCTTTAAGCTCATCGGAGCTTCCATAGTAGGTGAGCCAATCTGAATCCTTACGGATCTTTTTGACTTTGCCTTTCACAGTCTTACGACCTGCCGCTGTGAAACACTTCCGTCCTATGTATTGTCTATTATTGCTTAGATTTTTAATTATGTACACACATCCGAACCAATTTTTTGCTTCTTCTGTGTCAAATGGTTCACCCTGATAGGTCCACATAAACAACTCCTAATCTTCTTAGGGTATTTATGTGGACCACCAGGCCTTAGTTCTTAGTCGTCTTCATCTTCATCAGTGTAGAGGCTGTCCAGGTCGGCATCTGATTCTACTGGATCACCACACATTGGGCAGAAGGTTACATCTTCTTCTTCGAAATCAGTATGTGGAATGATGCCGAATTCTGCATCGCATCCTGTACACGTGAAAACTGTTAGCTTATTAATCATTGCGGGTTACCCTAAGTCGTTGTTCTGGAAATCACTGTCCCATGAACCTATGTATCAAAGAGAAAATCCAGCGAACGAGTCGTCCTTCAGGTCTTGCTTGACGCCGCCTTCAATGTACGCCTCGACTTCAGTCTCCTGCGGTGCGACCTGAACGTCCGCTCCGGCAATCCACTTTTGAGTCCATGGCAGCGGGTTAGGTCCACTCTTGAAGGGAGACTCGATGCCGATGGCCCGCATCCGTTTGTTGCCGATGTAATCCACGTAGTCACACATGATCTCTTCGTTCAGGCCGATCATGGAGCCCTTTGTGAAGAGGAACTTGGCCCAGGCTTTTTCCTGGTTGATCACGTCCATGAACATCTGGAGAACCTCTGGGGCACACTCTTCAGCGATCTGGACGAAGTCGGGGTCATCCTTTGGCAGGATCTTCAGGATCTGCTGGGTTGATGCCAGGTGGAGATTCTCATCACGTGCGATCTCCTTGATGATCTTGGCATTGCCCTCCATCTTCTTCATCTCGGCGAAGGCCCACGAGCAAGCGAACGAGACATAGAACCGGATACCCTCGAGGGCATTAATAGCGTTCAGGCAGAGCCATAGTGCTTTCTTCAGTTCGTACCGATCACGATCGGAGACCTTGTGACCGATCCGATAGGCGGTTAGCTTCTCGAGGCGGTCGTAATACTTGCCGATGTCGGCAGCACATTCGACGATCTCTGGAATGTCCATGATGTTATCAAACACCTCAGACGGCTTCGGATAAATGTTGCGGATGATATGGGTGTACGACCTCGAATGGATAGTCTCGAAGAAGGTCCATGTCATAATCCACGTCTCGAGTTCCGGCAGAGAGACGAGCGGGCCGAGGATGGTGGCCGGTGCGGATCCTTGCTTGGTGTCGAGAACGATCTGGCGTTTCAGGTTCGAGGTGAAAATGTGCTGCTCGCCATGCGTCAGGCCCTTAAACTCCTTCTGGTCCTGCGTGATGTCCGTTTTCTCTGGACGCCAGAAGAACCCAAGCTGCTTCTGGGTTAGCTTGTCAAGGAACGGATACTTAACGACATCGTAACGTGAGATTTCGACAGGGCCATCCAAGAACATCATCTTGTCGGTGTGGTGTTTCATTACAGTACGCATGCTGAGCATTCTTCTTCATCTTCATCGATGACTGTCTCAGTAGGAACTGCTTCCTCTTCACCAGCACCGTCATGGGTTTCAAAATAATAGCCTGTCTTGAGACCGTACTTATACATGAAGAGCATGTCTCCAATCAGTACAGACATTGGGATCTCTTCTTTCTCAAAGAAGGCCGGGTTGTATGGTGTGTTGATCGACATGGCTTGGTCAATATATTTCTGAAACACAGCCATTACTTTCAGGTAACCTTGTGGCGACTTCATGGTCCACTTGAGTTCGTATCGGTTCTTTAGGCGAGTAACCTCAGGAACAACTTGAGCAAGAACCCCATCTTTTGATTTCTTGATCGTAACCAGGTCAGGAACCGGGTTCAGGCCGTTGGTCGAGTTGCTGGTTTGTGCAGACGTCTCGGCCGGCATCTGAGCCATGAGGGTCGAGTTCCGAATACCAACGATTTGCATGCGCTCACGGAGTGGTCCCCAAGGCATACGCTCCTTGTGGGGCACCAACTCATCGACCGATTTCTTATAGGTCATGTTAGGAGTGATGCCGAGGGAGTATTTGGTCTCCTTCCATCCTGGGCACGGACCAAACTCTTCGGCCAGGTCCACGGAGGCTTTGATCAGATAGTAGGACCAGGCTTCGACCAGCTCATCGATTTTCTCAAGATCTGGGTCGGAGTAGGTCATGTCGTTCTTGGCCATCCAATAGGCCAGGTTGATCAGGCCGATGCCCAACGGCCGACGATACATCGTTGCACGCTCTGCGGCTGGAACTGGATAGTCCTGATACGAGAGGAGAGCATCCAAACCACGGACCGTTAGCTCAGCAATCCTTTCGAGGCCTCTGAAGTCTTTGTTGATGCGACCAAGGTTGTTAGCCGATAGGGTGCACAGAGCAATCTCACCAAGGAGATCTTTCAGGTCATCCAGCGGGATGGTCGGCAGCGTGATCTCGGTGCACAGGTTCGACATGTAGATCGCTGCCATCTCGGTGATGAACGAGCTATGCTCGTTGCAGTGATCGACGTTCATGAAGTAGACTCGACCGGTCTCCTTACGTTCAGTCATGAACATGGAGAACAGTTCTGCAGCCTTGATTGTCTTCTTACGGAACTTGGTAGAACGCTCGGCCGCTTCGTAGATCTCCTTAAACTTGTCTTGGTCCTTAAAGAAGGCTTCATACAGGCCAGGAACTTCGTGAGGTGAGAAGAGCGTGATGTCCCCACCGGACAGTAGGCGTTCGTACATGAGCTTGTTGAATTGAACACCGTAATCCATTTGGCGGATACGATTGAACTCAGTGCCCTTGCCGTTCTTCACGACTATAAGGTCTTCGAAGTCTAGGTGCCAAGCAGGCCAATAGAGGGTTGCTGCTCCACCACGAACTCCGCCCTGAGAGCAAGACTTGGTTGCATCTTGGAAGAGTCTCCAATAGCCACGCGGCCCAGTTGTGGCGGTGTCACCGTTCCGAACCTTGGACTTCTCAGCACGGATCCGGCCGCCGTTGATGCCGATGCCAGCCTTCTTGGAGACGTACTTGACCACGGCGCCAGTCGTGGCAATGATGGAGTCAAGCGAATCGTCCGAGTCGATCAGGACGCATGAGCTAAACTGCTTCTGCGGAGTCCTGAGGCCTGCCATGATTGGAGTCGGCAGAGAGATGTCGAACCTAGAGGTTGCGTCATAGTAGTCCTTGACCCATTTGAGGCGGGTCTCTTTGGGGTAACTATGGAACAGGGCAGCAGCGATCAAGACGTACGCCATCTGAGGCGTTTCAAAGATCTGGCCGGTTGTCCGATCCTTGACCAGATACTTGCCTCGGAACTGTTCCATCCCGGCATAGGCAATGTTGAAGTCTCGATCGTGATTGATGAACGAATCGATTTGGTCGATCTCTTCATCGGTGTACCATTCTAGATACTCGGCGGTGTAGATACCAGCCTTGATGTTTCTTCGTAGAAGATCGGCTAAGCTGCCGGGGTGTGGTTGTGCGTAGACTTGTTTGCGGAGGTGGTAGTTGATCAGGCGGCTGGCAACATACTGATAACCCGGAGACTCAATGCTAATCAGGTTAGCCGCAGCTTGAATCAGAGTCTCTTGAATGTCTGCGCTAGACATGTTGTTGTTGAACTTGAGTTGTGACTGGATCTCCAGTTCGGAGGCAGAGACTCCGGCTATGTCCTCACACGCCCAGGAAACAACCCTGTGGATTTTGGCAATATTGAGAGGCTCTTTTTGGCCGTTTCTTTTAGTAATACTGATGACTGACATTCGTTTCCTATGTGCAACCACCTGGCTGCCAATTTCTAGAAGTTAAGTAGTTGATATTGGTTTTGATTATTGCTCTGTTTCGCGGTTCATGCGCTCGTCGTACAGTTGATTTTCGAGATACCCAATCTCGGCCTCGGCCTCCAGCAGCTCCGCGCGAAGTCCTTTAATCACTCCGGCAGAATGCAGCTGTTCGACGATTACAGGCCAAGCCTTTTCAACAAACGGATAGAGTTTGAACAATTGTTCTTTGGCCAGCAGGGCGATATCACGATGTTCCTTCTGAGTGCCGTTAGCCTCACGAAGGGCAATGTAGTGGATCCAGCTCCGAAGCGTTCCGTTCATGTACAGACGAGATTTGGTTAATCCCTCTGGCAGGACTACCCGAGCTTGTTCGAGGGCGATTCCATTCTCTGTTGCCCAAAGATATGCTTCTTGAGCGGCATCAAGAACACGGCGCTGCGCTGCATCCCAAAGGAAAGCGGTAGCACCGTCAACGCCCTCGATAGAGTTTTGCCGGTTTTTAGTATCTTGGAGGCGTGGCTCTCTAAGAACAAACCCGAGTCCGGCTGTGTCTACCGTTGGATTGGCATAGCGCTGAGAGAATTCTTGAAATGTGAAAGATCTGTGCCTCAAGATCTGCCGGGCGATATCCCTAGTGGTCTCGATCTCAAGCAGAACGCTGACCATTTCTAGAGGAGACCAATGAGAATTACGAATAAGATAACCGAGCAAACGGTCAGAGGTCTCAAAGTTCATCTGATTGGTAGGATTGCTGACCCTCGCAACGTAGGCAACTAGATCTTCAGCATCAACCTCAAACCCCTCAACTGTCTGAGTGTAGGCTTTAAGTGTTACCGCGGGTTGAGAATAAGCAAGGGTCAAGTCTTTCTCCATTTTTGTAATTCAAGTTTAGCACGTAGCGCTGAATATGTATGATCGTTGATCATGGCCTCAGGATCAATTCCTGCCAAAACCATGTCGTTAACGTCTTTGAGAGTCAAAGACTCTGGCCAGATGACAACGTTGAAACCATCCTCGATGGCTCCTTCCATGTTCTTCACGACATGGGCATTCCTGGGTTCGTTGTCGTAGATGACGGTTCCCAGCTTGGGATCGGCGTGCATCTTAGCCAACTCGGCCTGAAGTTTTCCGCCGGCAGTGGCTATACAGTTCTTCACGAACAGAGAGTCAATCGGTCCTTCAACTACTCGATACGGCTTCTTGAGATTTACCACATCGAGGCCGAAGACCTTAGGTCTCTCAGGATCTGCCATAATAGTGATGTACCGGTACCTCGGGTCAATCTTACGTCTGAAAGATCTGCCTTGAAATCCGTAGAATGAGCCGTTAGCATCCAAGAAGGGGAGGATTAGACGTGGTTCATCCTTGTCGACATTCTCAAACTTACCGGGAATGATAGTGTTGGTCCAGGTCTTAAACTTCGGCGTATAGTAAATCCGATAATGTTGGCTGGCAGGAATCTGCCTAGATTCAACATATGCTCGAACTGGATGATCATGACCTAGCTGAGACACCTTTCGGAGCCCAGCTAGTTTGTCGTCGATCTTTTTGAACTCAGGCTTTGCATCAAACTTTGAGTCATCGACTTTAGGAGCAGAGGAATATTTCTCTGCCAGATGCTCTTTGAGGTAATCATCAAAGAGCATCTGATCAATGATCCTTAGAAAGGGACCGAACTCTTTGGTAGCATTACAGTTGTGACAATAGAAATACGATCCCTCGGCCTGGAGAACTATCGTTCCTCTAGTCTTGTACTTGTTCGTCTTCGAGTCTCCACATATGGGACAGCGAAACGACGCGACATGACCACGAAGTTTGAAACGTTCTAGACGCGTACTGAGAAGGCTGGTGTATTTCCGTTCAAGCCACATAGTTGTCCTGGGGTTATTTCCCCATCATAATCCAAACCGAAAATAGGTACACCCTTAAAATGCAGTAACGTCAATATCTTTAGGGATATGAACATCCTCGTGGACGCCCAGGCCGCAAACGTAGGTATCGTTTCCAAGGCGGAAAGACCATTTCGTTCCAATGAACACACCATGAATGTTAGTTCTTGATGAATAGATTTTTTCAACAGTCTCGACCGTTTCGCCGGATCGATACGCTAGTTCGTCATTTGCAACGAACGCATCAGCAACATCAACTGGCCAAATGTCGTGGTCAAATTTGCCCTCATATGTCTGAGCCTCGCCACCTAGATACTTGTCGGCATACGCCTGGCTGACTTGAATCATGCGGAAGCTTTTCTCGCCTTCGCGGCGCTTGATCCACACCAGCCGTGGCATCGTGTAAATGAAAGATTGGATTTCTCTTAGTGTGACAGCCTGCTTGAAGACAAGATCCCGAATCATCTCCAGGGTTACTTCTTCAAATTTCTTACCAGTGGCCGCAGCAAGAACTGCTCGCATCTGACCGAGTTCAATTTCAGTTTTGTGTGCACGCTCGAGCAATTCGGTAAACGCAGCCTCGGCTTTATTTTTGAAATCGTTACGACCTTTTAGTACAGCCGTAAACCATCCAACTACAGCAGCAACTGCAGAGGCAGCCAGGGGCCATAGGTCAATTATCGAGTCAACTATGGTGTGTTCGGGAACCGCCGGCATTATACTACTTCGCCCTCTGACGTGGTTGTCGTAACCGAAGGGTCAGGCGGCGCGGTAACAGTTGTGGTTGTCGTGATATCTGGGTGTGGCTCGTCCTGGCGCTTCAGCATGATAGCTGCTCCGCCGGCTGCGAGGATGGCACCAAAGCCCGTTGCCCAATTCAGTGGGTCCACTGGGATTTCTTTATACAGGGAGTATAGCGTCATGGCGAAGTACGTAATAGTACCCCATGCCCACATTACTCGACCTAGATCCCAAGTTTTATTGTCTTTACCTGTAAACAGGTCCCTTAGAAACTTTTCCATTTGTCTTCCTCTTTATATAAAGCATGACAAATAGAATACGCTCGTTCAACGAAAGTATTTATGAATTGGCAACCTCTGGTGGTTTACGTTTGAACATAAGTGTTTTGTTAAGCTTAGATCTTTTTCCGGGCGGTTCACCTTGAGCACCGACACCGATAGACGCAATGGCCCCGCCAGATGCTGAACAGGTAGGAACGTCTTCTCCAATGTACTCCTTGAAGGTCTTCATGTGCTTATACCTTTGAGATATGATCGGGATGAATGTGATCGGTGTATTCAATAACACCGGTCGAATCGTGATGAATTGTGTGGTCCGGGTCCAACGCGTCCTTCTTGACTTTAAGGACGGTCCCAAGTTTACCAGCTCCGGATTTGCTGTACTTGTTTGCGAGCATATAGCTCCTAGTCAGATAGGTCTTACCGCTAAAAACTGACTTCTTTGTGTCTAGACCGTGCTTCATAATCTCGTCTGCGTTAGCATCCGAGGTTCCATGATAGTAATAGTCGTCAGACTCTGCTATGAAATTGGAGAAGGGGATCATATCTTTCTCAGTTCTGCTATGATCTTTGGGTCCATTGTAATGTCTGAACTTCGGATTCGTGCTTTGCCAAGGTCGATCGTCTCTGGCATATAGTTGAGCATAACGAGAAATGGCTTCAACACATCGTGATAGTCCTTCAGCTTGAAGAACATCATCTTGTTAGAGCCATCGACACCAAATAGATTGTAGAATGTTATGATGTAGTTTAAGGTCAAGCGAGTATTGATGTCGCTAGTATCCCTATACCTCTTGAAGATCTTCTTCAGATACTTCAGTTTATTGAGGTCTTCATGAAACTCTTCTGTAGTGTGACACTCAGGATTGTCGTAATGCTTGGCTGCGAATAATACAAAATTCTGATCAGTTAGCATTTAGAACGCCTGTAGTGCGACGCGCCTGAGAGTTGTTGAGTTGATTGCTATGTAAAGGTACGTATCATCAAACCACATCTGTCGCGCTGTAAACGAACCAGTCGAACTGACTGGTGTGTCACTTTTCAAGACGGCTAGGGTGGTGGCACTAATTTTGTTATTGCCACCAACCAGCACGTCAACTGCAATAGAACCAAACAGATTCTCAGCAGCGACTGTTCGAGTCCCTGCCGCCTTCTCTACAATGAAGAGATCACCCTGCACGACCGTGTTGGCGGTCGTGATATCAGGGATCATCTTAGATCTGTCACTCATTCTCTATTCCTTTGTTACCTTACAGTTACTTATGCGCCGACGGTAAGGGTCGCTGCCGTAGAGGTAATTGTGTTAGCACCCGTTGCCAGAGCCAGAGCACGATACTGGACACCGTTCAGGCCGGTAGAGTTCGAGATGCTCAGGGTAGTCGTGGTGGTGTTGCTGTAAACACCGGCATTAGACAGGTTGGCGAAGCCAGCACCCGTGTTAGCCTGCCAAACGTACGTAGGCGTGACAGTGCCAGGAACCACGGAGACCGAGATCGAGAACGTAGCAGCAGCAGGTGCGGTAACGTTTGCAGCGACTGGCTGGGTTACCCAGGTCAGACGTGCATCAGACAGGACGGCGTCTTCAGCATCGACAGTCAGGGAACCCATAGCAACTAGGGTTTCGAACTGGACACGACCAGCACGACCGCCGGAACCTTCAGTACGAAGGACCCAACCAGCGTGAGTGATGCCTGGGTTGACAGTCGTTTCAGTCACATCTGCGCCGAACACGCCATGAGTCTGTCCTGCGATGAACGAGTCAGCGGTTGTGTTGCCGAAGAGTGCGGTTTGGTTGCCGGTGTTAGCCGGGGTTTTGAGTTGCCCAGCGGCCCAAATTACGGAGTTCGCTGCAGCGTCGGTGTTCTTCCATTGAGCCATGGTGGGTATTCCTTATTAGTTAGTGTCAGGACCCAGCTTAGCATTGAGACGATCAATGGCTGGGAGCGTGATGCGGGATTTTTGAGTTGGGGCCTTGCCGGCTTCTTCAGGGGACTTAGAACGAACCGCGTCCTTGAAGGATTCGTGGTTTGCGTCGAGGCGATCCATGTAGTTAGCCTTCTCCTGTGGAGTACGCAGGCCGTTGTGAATGATCAGGGCAAGACGTGCTTGGCCTTCACCAGGCGAAGCCTTGGATCCGTCCTTGAACTCGATTGGGTTCTGACCACGGAGCGAGACGTGCTTGCGAAGCTGCATGACGATGTGTTCACGATCAGCCCCTACAGCGGAAGTGCCGTCCTTACGTGGGCGACCACGGCCTTCTTTGATGACAACTTCCTCTTTGACCAGTGGCTTCGGCGGCGGATTGGATTGGTCTTTGGAGATATTGTTTTTAATCCGATTCGCTGCTCCAGCTAGCCACTTCTTACGGCCAGGAGAAACGTAATCTGGGTTCTCGGCCTGATCCTTATATTCGGCCTCTACGGCATCGTCAGGCCTCTTGGAGAGCAGGCGCGGCCATGGACCATCGGCTTCTTTTTCACCGGAGACCCATGCCTTGCGAGATGGAGACTCGTACGGAGCTTTAGCTTCTTTGATAGGTGGCATAGGGTGGTTTGAGTCCAGCGTGCCAGCCATTTCTTTGGCGATCTGATCGGCTACCCACTTCTTGCGAACTGGAGAAACGTATGGAGCCTTGCCCTCTTTGATAGGAGCCATTTCGTTCTCGTGATCCTTGACCCACTTTTTACGAGCTGGAGAAACATAAGCTGGCTTTTTAGGAGTCTTTTCCTTAAGTGGCTTGATGAAACGGATTTCGTCAAGCGGCTCTCCGCTGAGTTCAGGGAAGGCCTCGGCCAGCATTTCATCCGAAGGATACTCAGCACCTTCGTTCATGTCTTGGTTAAAGGCAGAGTTCTTGGACCACTTGTGGTGATCGTTGATCTCGTCTACGATCTTCTTGAAGTGTTCGCCGTGCAAATCGACTGGCTCGTCACCTTCACGTGGACGGAGACCCCACGAGGAGTGACGAATATCAGAAGTCGTGCCGTTTGAAGAAACCAGCTTGACCTGGCCTTGAGCGGAATGAGGAGAATCGCTCGTGGAAGGGTTACCGTAGTGGTGCTTGGCAACAAACAGCGAGTTCGTTTCTGGGTCATGCTTGGTGTAAACAGTCGACGCAGGACCAGGATGAGCAACCTCATAACCGTGTGCAGTCAGAGCGTCATCGGCAGCCTTTTTGAAGGCGGCGTGGGATTTCACAGCGTGGTCATCCCAGGCAATCGTGCGACGGGTGTTCGTAATGTCGTTGGCCTTGGCCACACCAGCTTCGCGTTTTGCGATGACGGCTTTACCGGCATTCGAGGTCTTGCCGGGCTTCTTGCTGATGGCAGTAATCTGCTCACGGGCAGCCTTCGAATAACGGTTCAGCGTTGGCGTAGAGAGCTCTTGAATGTCCTCAGCGGCTTCATTCAGAGGGGCCAGCTTCCTGGCAAGGGCAGCCGCAAATGTATTTCTCGTTGTCATGGACAATTCCTTCTGGGAGACTTTGGGTTATTTATCTAATGTGAACTTAGGACTTGTGGGCGACGAGTCTCATGGCCAAGATAGACTTGAGCCGTTTGGCTCTGGCGCTAGTTTTAGCATTATCAATATCGATTGGGTTAACGTGGGTATCTCGAAGATCACTGAGATCTACGTGGTGCCCTCTACCCTTAGCATCAACAGCGTGTACGTGTACACCTCTCATTTTCGACAGCTTACGCCAAACCGCAGCGCCACCTTCAGACTGATTATTTCCAGTCATTACGATGCCGTGTTTGGTGACTAGGTGATGATAAAGATGATGAACGCCTGGTCCTGAGCCTGCTTTCGACTGAAGGAAGTTCTCATGATGAGCCCCGCCTTTGGTTTGAAAGGTATTGAGATGTGTGTGAATTTTACGGTCGCCCTCTTTGGTCATCACAAAATCATGGGACTTGCCGAGGCGGGGTCGATGGTATACATCATGGCCCTGAACGACACCAATATGGGTAAAGCCAGTGTTGTGAGACGCAACTTTGCCTACATCGGCATCTTCGAATTTATGTTTCTTGTCGACCCCTCCAGCGAGCCGTACCTCAT